AAGTTCTCTAAATCCTGTTCGCCAAGCATAATTTTCAAATAAAGGATCTTTCATAAACTCTTCTGGAGTAATAGGTCTTTCATAATCTTTCAATTCTATCCCTCTTTCTTGTTTGTAATAATCTCTTACCAAACTCCAACAATCTGTAATACCCCATACCCATTGCCGACCTAATAAGGGAGCCTCATAACCTTGTGGTTCGTAGTATCCCCATTTCTTTGTTTTAGGATTAACAATATGCCACGGAAGTTTACTTTGTTCACACGCAACTTTATCTGCCTGACTAGCTTCTGGTGGAGTTGTTGGGTGGCTATGAACAACAGCAGTAACTTCTCCTATATTTGTAGCTTTTACATAATCTTCTGGATCAAGAATAAAACATTGATGTGCTGTCATTGACAAATTACGACAGGGATAATATCTTTCTTTTCCTCGAATATTTAACAAAAGACCAACAGATTCTTTTGGATCTTCTGTTTCAGCATGATTAAGTGCAGCTTCTTTCCAATTCATGTTGTAATCGTACCAATAGAAGGAAATTCGGCTCTAGTGCATTGTCTATTAGGAGCACGAATACCAGCAAGATCAAACACAGCAGCTAATTCAAATTGAACTACCTCTCTATTTTCTGCTGATTTTCTATCTATTTTATATATTTCCTGCGGAAACTCTGCTGTATTATCTGGTGTCCCGTAAGGATTTATGTCCCCAGGAAAATTAACAGCGTCTAAAAATCTTGCCAAAGTTCTAATACGAGTAACAGTTGCACCAGTAAGATCATTACCAGCAGTTGTTGTATTTACA